AGCACCTATCTCTACTTCCTTACGAAGCATTTGAAAAAATTCTTTTTGTTTATTAGACTCCATTTTCTCTTGTGCGTACTGAGTCATTTTAAATTTATTTATTTTATCTCTATCAGCCATTATTTCATCCTCCAATATTCAGTTACTTGTTTCCATTCGCATTCCGCATCTTCGCAAGTATAATCATACTCTTGAAAAGTACCAGCATTAATGCCCGTTTCCGTTTCCATTGCTAAATTGAATATCTCTTGTTGCGTCTTTAAGCTTTTCAACATCTTTTTTAAGTTTCTCAATTTCTTTTTCTGCTTGCATAAGCATAACTTTAACGTGCAGATTTTCTTCTAATATTTTTTGTTGTTTTTCAGTATCTTCAGCCAAAGCTTCTAATAAAAAAAATTGTTCTTTGTCAACAGGAACTTGATCTGCTTTTTTAAGTAAATCAGCTTCCATTAACTGAAGTCTTGTCTCTAACGTATTGATGGTATTAGTTAAACCAATATACATATAAACAGCAAAACCTGCTGCAGCTATTAGTGCACCAATAGTTTTAATATCTGTTTTTACTGATGTATCTTCTGTTATTTTAGATGTCACTAGACCACCAATCTATAAACTTTTCCCAAATACTTTTCTTTTTAACCTCTTCTGTTAGAACTAAAGGTTGTTCACAACAACATAAGTCACAATCGCAAGCACTACATTGCTCAGTGCTGACGTAGTATCCTTGTCCGATACAATGACAGTTATGCCCGCATTCTAAACACTTCTTTTTCATAGAATGCAATTATACCATAGAAAATCAATGAAGAAATTCTATGGTATAAAATTATTTATTTAACTTGGATTGTTTGTTTATTTTCGTCTTCTTTGTATCCAAATTTGATCTTTAAAAGACCATCTTCCATCTTAGCTTCATCTACAATGGCATTATTTGGTAATGCAAATTGTTTCATAAAAGATTTTGTTGAAAGATTCTTTTGAACGTATTCAACTGCTGAATCATCTACTTTACCTTCAATAGATAAAACACCATCGTTTACTTCTACAAGAATATCAGATTTTTTGTATCCAGCTAATCCGACTTCTAAACCATATTTGCCTTTAGAATATTTCACGACATTCCAAAATGGAAAGCCAGTTACTTTAGACCAAGAATCAAATACGCTATCAAAAACGTCTAAGCCTTTGTCAAAAAATTGTTTGTGTACTGAATTAATTAAATCTAAACTTGTCATATTAACCTCCTTAATTAAGCAAAGTTTATAGGTCAGCCCAATTGCTGCACCACAAGTATTATATAATAATTAATGATTATATTTCAAGAGGCCACCTGAAATATCTACTAGTCCTGTTTCTCTATTTAAAAACTTATATTCTATTTTTGTAATATTAAAGTCTTTTTTGATTTTTTTACAAATATCTTCAACTTCAAATTCACCACAACTATATACATCAAATTGCATCAATGCAGGATTTACTTCATCCCAGACGTGCATAACAATGTGTGAAGTTTCTATAATAGCTGCACCTGTAATTCCTCTGTTACCTGGTACATTATGATATTTAACATATGGCCCCATTAATACTTTCATATTAATAGACTCAATAAAATCTTGTAACCATTGAGTTAAGAATTTTTCCTCCATCGGAGGTTTTACCGCTTCAGCACGGACAATTAAATGTTTATGAACCAATAGTCCGTTTTGCATTAGTTAAGCTATCTGCACTTCCAACGTCTTCTAGCTTGTCTTAATCTAGAATTTGGATCTCTCGCAGCTTTAGGAAACATTTTCATTTGGCCTGCTGATCTTGCACAAAAAGATTTTCTTCTCGCTGCACGTTTAGGGCCTGGATTAGATTCTGTTACTGCTGTTTTTAATTTTGAACCTGGATTTTTTCTTCTGTATGCCATAACACCTGCTTGTGTCATACCTGCACCAGATTTAGTTGATCTAAAATTTTTCTTATTTCGTGGAGGCATTCCTCCTTTTGACATAGAGTTTACTAATTGTAGAACAGAGTCTTGATAGTCCATTACATCTTCTACCATATGTAACTCCTGATTACTTGTCTATTAGGACAGTAGCTTTTGCACTTGTAATAGAATTACAAGTCATAAAACCTTTAAATAAAATTCCATCTTCTGGAAGATTTAATGTTAAAACATCTGCTGGCAAAACATCAGTTGTAAACTGAGTACCTTCTTCATCTTGTAATACGATTGAACCTGTGTCTGTTGTTGTAGTTATGTTAGTTAAAATTAATCCTCTAAGTCTAGTTCGTCCACCGAACACAGAACCTGCTGTTGTAATTTGTACTGCTTTTACATCGCCTTTGCTTGCCATAGTATCTCCTATTTTACATTAAAAATACTGGGGCGTAAAGTACGCCCCAGTAATATGATTAAGCTTACGCTCCTGGAGAACCGAAGATTCCTCTAGGGTCAGACCAACCGAAGCTGTATCTTTCTCTAGCTTTGAATCTAACGTTACCAGTATCGAAATCACCTTCAATAGCTGTTTTAATAGGACTTCTTACGAAGTTCTTTAAGCCATTTGGTGCATCAGTGATAATGAAGAATGCATCAGTATCAGTCAAGAAATGGTTAACTCTGTAACCTTCTGGAATCATACCCATATTCATCATCGCATTGATGTCGTTCTTAGCGTAGTCACTACCTGTTAGAGTAGTCGATAGAGGAGTTTTTAATACTCTCTCAGCAGTAAATTGTAATTCTTTTGGAATAATCAATTTTCTACCTTGAATAGCAATTTTTAACCCTCTTTCATCCACGAAAGAAGCGATGTCAATTAATGACTGCTCAAGTGATGTTTCGTTTAAGTCAGCTGCTGTAGAAAGTTCATTTCTGAAAGTTCCACCAGTTGCTAATGGGTGATTTATTGTACAAAGTGCAACACCGTCACCTCCATTGTAGCTACCGCTTGTATCAAACGCATTGTTTAATACTGCTGCTGCTTTAACTTGCTTAGTGTTAGCCATAGATCTAGCTAACGCTCTTGTATATCTAGACGCAAGTCTATCATACAAGTTATCTTCAATAGCTTCTTCAGTTATTGCAAAAGCTAATGCCACAGTCTCGTGAGTGTATCTTGAAGTGAAAGACTCAGTAGCGTTGTCATAAACAACTCCTGCACCTTCTTGCTTCACAGCTGCACTTCCGAAACCTGTTAACATCACTTCTTCCTCAAAAGCTCTGTCTGATGATTCAGACATAAAGATTTCAGCGTGTTCGTTTTCGTATCTGCTGTACTCCAGGCCAAATAGGGCATTTAAACCTGGTTCTAGTTCTTTAACTAGTTGTGATCGTGATATCGCCATAGTTTATCTCCTATTACTTACCTGTACCACTTTGTCTATAGAAGTGATTGTTAATTCTAACTAACACACCTATATTCGAAGTAGTTACGTCATTGTTATCAGGGTTTTGCGAAATATCAATTGCTTGAACCGCAAAAGTTCCTGCCGTACCAGAACTTCCAACATCTAACTGTGCGTAAGATATTCCTGTTTTGGTACTTCCTGTTGTATCTGTTACTGAATAGTTTGCAAACAGTTGTCCAACCCCGTTAGGGAAAGATAGGTTTGAATTAATTTCAAACACTGTATCTGGTGCATCAACCACATAAGCAACTATATCACTTGCGTTTGTAGACGAAGGATAGTAGTTCTTAAATGTAGGCTTTTGCGTTGTTGGATCTGTATAGAAACATCCGTTAAAAACACCCACGACCTGACCAGAAGTTCCACCAGTATGTTTAGCAATATAACCAGTTCCTAGTGGTTCCACTAAGTCACCTTGATATATGCTAGTACCATAATCGGCAGCAATTCTGTATCTGTTTTGAGCATTAATAAACGGAGAACCATTCAGTTGTCTTACTGGTCTTAGACCATATAGCTCAACTTTATTTGCCATAGTTTTTATCTCCTTTTATATATTAATGTTCATTGGTTGGTATTACGAAAAAATTATTTCTTACTACCACCAAAAGTTACACGAGATTGTCTATCAATATTGATAGGCATCTCTGGTCGCTGTTCCTTCATTAAATCATTGTCCACGGCTTGCTGTTGATCTCTAGTTCTTCCTTTGAAGTACTGAGTACGTGACTCAACAATTTCTTCTGGTATCCTTGCCAGCACAAGGCCACCTACCCCTATAAGCCCCGAATGCTTTCCTTCAGAGATAACTGGATAGTCGTTGGCTCCAATTTGTTCCTGCAGTTCTTCTGCTCTAACAAGCTCGTAACCTTCTCTTAGTTTCTTAGACATATTTGCTGTGTCTACGAAACCTCCAGCTTCTGCTCTTAGCCATCTGTGTTTGAATCCAGTTGGTGCAGGCGGTGCATCTAAGTTAGATGGAGGAGTCCAAGGTTGCTTTCTTTTATCAACTTTAGCTCTTGACTCCGAACTGCGTGAAGTTCTTTTTATTTCTTCGCTCATACTAATTTCCCTCCTTCACGTATTTTGCGTATTCTTCTAGTGGCACCCCTAATTTTTTCGCAATAGCGACTTGTGACTTGGTGAGTTTCACTGATCTGCGTCCAGATTTGCCTCTACTTGCTGTTGCAACCGTCTGAACGGGTTTTCTCGGTTGCTCCACAGAGTCGTCTGATTCAGCAAACTTGTGAGGGTAAACCTCTCTTATTTGCTTATCAATCTCATTATAATACTCTGGACTATCTACGTCAAATCCTTCAGCCACTAGATTTTCGTGAATCTGGAAAGCCGTATTAGTCATAAATTGATCCTGTCCAAACCAATCATTTTTTCTAGCCCATTCTCTTGCTTTAGGACTAGCTGCAGGTTGTTCAGGTTGAGTATTAACTTGATTTTGTTGAGTTTTAGGAGCTTCTATCTCAGTTTCAGCAGAAACTTTTTTACGTCTTTCTCTGTCTGCAATAGTTATTTTAGCTCTTTCTTTCTCTACTGTTAGCCTTGCAAGCTCTTCATTTGCAGAAATAATTGCTTCTGTATCCTGCATTTCAATAGCTGCTTTTAGCTTTCTTTTAACAGTATCTCTTTCAGAATCTATTCTAGCATCAAACTGTTTGATGTAATTTTCATCTATTTCATCATATTTAGATTTAACATCAGAATATTTCTTTTTAAGACCTTCAGCATATATAAGAGCTGCTTCTTCTCTTCTTTCAGCTTCTCTCATTCTCTTAGTAAGGTTGTCGATTCTTTTTTGAACACCTTTACTGTAAGTTCCTAGGTCTTGTTTTGGTTTTGATTCGTCTGTTTCTTCTTGAGTATTTTCCTCAATAGATATATCTGGTTTATCTTCCTTATTTTCATTGTCATAAGTTTGATAACCTAAATCAACTTCACCTAAATTTAAATTAGGCTTAGTTTCTTTTTGCTCTTTCTTTTCTTCAAGTTGAATATTTGCTTCCTGAGCATCATCTAAATCTAGATCAACTTCAGGTTGTTTATTTTCAACTGTTTGTGTTGGTGTCATACATTCTCCTTAGTACGTTTGCAAAATATCGTTTGGATCATCTACGACTGCAATGATTTCATCATCATTTAAAATTCGTACTTCTCCACCTTCTATTTTGAATCTGGCTCCCGCATAACGGCCAAAGATTACCCAATCACCAGGTTTGCACCACGGCCCATTAGGAAATTTTTCTTTGTCTTTATAGCAAAGGTCGCCTTGTTTTAGCACGTAAGCACATACAGTTGTCATCTGTATGGTCTCAAGTGTTGAGTCGGCTAATAGAATTCCGCCTTTAGTCTTTCTAGCTCCAGCGTGTGGTAATACCAACATTCTGTATCCAGTAGGATTAGGAAGTTTATCTATTAGGGATTTGTTTTCTTTTACTTTTTCTGCTGTTAGACGTTTGTCTTCTTTTGCGTCTTCTTTGTAGGAATCTAAGAGTCCAGCTTTATGCTTTGGAATCTCCAGATTTGTTGTCTCTGTCGTCATCAAATAACTCCGTTTTTTTCTGCAGGTCAGTCAGATCCTGTAGCAAGGTTTCTAGGCCTTGAATCTTTCCTCTAATATACATTAATTGATTAACAGTGTCTACACTAGCAACAAGGTGGTCTTTGAGGTTATTTACCTCTTTGGTAATCTTATTTTTAATGTATTTAAAACTGTCGTAATCAATCATAGATAGATATATATCATTTTTAATGAAAAAATCTAGTCTACTTGTTTTCCCTCTACAAATTATGTATTAGACAATAAAATGAATGGTTTAAAAGACATTATAGAACGAAATAATTTAAAATTAGGTCATTATAGTTTATCAGAAGAATATGGAACTGAACATTTTTGTTTTCTCTTATATTCTTTGGTAAGAATGCAAAGACCTACAAATATAATAGAATTAGGATGTGGATTTGGTTGTGTATCTTCTATTTTGGGACAAGCTTTAAAAGAAAATAAAAAAGGAAAATTATGGTGCATTGATAATCAAAGCGATTGGCCATTATTAAAAGAAAAATTAAAAAAAATTAATGAAGATCATAATACTTACAATGAATATTTTAATTTTCTAATAAATAAATTTAAACTAAACAATTACATAGAATATAAAAATATTAATATTGATTTTGAATCACGTAATGTTTTTTCAATAAATGAACCTATTGATATGTTATTTGTAGATACAGCTTCAGGCCCTAGGGAATGTTTTCAAATTTTAAATTTTTACTTACATAGAATGTCAAATTATTCAGATATTTTTATAGATAGAGCTTCAACTATAAACCATAGTTTTTTAACAATTGAATATATTGTAAACCTTTTACAAAAAGGTAAACTTCCAAAAATATTATTAGAAGATAAAACTAAAGATGAAATTAATTATTTATATGATTTTGTACAAAGATCTAAATTTACTTTAATACATTTAGCTGAATCTCCTGAAAATAAAAGTAACGAGTTTCAAAATAGTACTGCTTGGATAAAAATAGAACCGATAGATATTTTTATTGGAAATGGTGTAAAAAACTATTTGTAAGGAAACTATCTAGTTTATTTGCTCTTATTCATATTGATTACGTCCGTAGCCTTAAGTCCATAAATTGCAGCGACTACTGAAACCCAGAGGCCCACTATCCACCAAGGCATCTCTTGTAATTTTTGAAAATATAGATCAATCTTCTCCTGCATCTTCTCATCTTCTGCAAATACAGAATATGCTAACAAAAACAGAGGTGAAGAAATTGTTAAAAGTACAAATTCGTCCTTCCAGTCGTTTTTTTGATTTTCAAAAATTTTACCTTGGTACTCAATTTCGCCTCTTTTCATTTTTTCGGCGTGAGATAGTTTAGCTTCTGATAACGCTATCTCTGTTGCTTTCTTGTTTTTGTATAATTCTCCCGCTGTCTTTAGAGCTGTGCCTATAATGTTCCAAGGTAGCATATTTTTCTTTTCTCCTTTTACACATATATGGTATCATCTCTGCAATGACAGTCCAAGCTTTCTTCCCCACTAATTTCCATCTAAAAATATCCTTATAATTACAATTTCTTTTTTTAGGTTGAAGAATAGTTCCGCCAAAAACTTCAACAAACCTTTCAAGAGAATCTCTATCAGTACATTCAATTACAATATTTAAATATTTTTCAATGCCACCATTTGTGTAACAACCAATGCATCCCTCACCATCAAAGACGCCTGCTAAAAATATTACTTTTTCTCTACGGGAAAGACTATCGAACCCCTCTGAACTTTTGTCCTTTAAGTTGTATGTCATTACATCCTGGGTATACATTCTTTTTGCTTGATTGTCTATAAGGACATCCTCCAGTAGATAGCTTAACTGGTGGGACTTGAGGATTAGGGCCTCTCTTAGGTGGGGGGCCTGAAGCTAC